GTCTGACCATTAAATGTTTTTATCTCCATATTACCCGCTGCCGGACTGGTTTGCAGCAGAGGGGTGAGGAAAATCTGGCGCTGGCGGAGGAAGCAATCGGTTTCTCCGGGGGAAACGAGGTGCGGGGTAAGGTTAGTCACAAGGGATTCGATTTTTTTTCATGTTTCTTTTCAATGTTTTGCGAACGCAAGGGGACGAAACTGCTAGGGCAGATCCGTATTCTTGGATCGAGTGAGTTGCGCCCGCCAGCGCCGCCTGGCAGACAACTGCCGGCGACATGAGCAGATGCGAGCGCGCCGGGAGAGAACTGAACTCATGAGACATGACGTAAGAGTGGAGGATGAAGAATGCGGGCAAGACCGCACGACGGACGGGCCACCGGCATTCTTGTTCGTCCTGAAGGACCGTATGGAGCAAACGCTGATGAAAGATGCAGAGGAGCCTCGGAAGGTGGTGGTTGGAGACTATCTGAAGCTGGCGACCATTGCGGAAAGTGAGGCAAGCCGCCGGAGTATGGGACTGAAGGAGGTAGTGGTTCGGTGGGAAGATCCGGCGTTCCTAACAACGAGCGAAGAGGAGTCCAGCTGATCCTCTACGATCCGCTCGCATCTCAGGCACGGTTTCATCGATCCCCAGCACGGTTTAAGGGCTTTTCCGGGCCGATTGGTTCCGGCAAGAGCCAGGCGCTGTGCCAGGAGGCGATTCGACTGGCGTTTGTAAACGGCGGATGTATGGGCCTTTTGGGCGCGCCGACGTACCCGATGCTGCGGGACGCGACGCAGCGGGCATTGCTTGGTCTGCTCTATGCGAATGAGATTCCTCATGCGCACCACAAGAGCGAGGGTTATATCGAGCTGACGCAGAACCATTCTCGGATACTGTTGCGATCACTGGACGACTACGAACGGCTTCGCGGGACGAATCTGGCGTGGTTCGGCATCGACGAGCTGACCTATTGCAAAGAAGAAGCGTGGCTGCGGCTGGAAGGCCGGCTGCGGGAACCGAAGGCAGCACGGCATTGCGGCTTTGCGGTGTGGACGCCGAAAGGGCGCGACTGGGTGTATCGCCGCTTCATCAGCAGCGAGAATCCGGAGTATTCCGTAGTTTTCGCGAAGCCGCGTGAGAACGAGCACATTCTGGAGACCGACCCGGGCTTCTATGATCGGCTGCAACGCACCTACAGCGACGCGTTCTTCCGGCAGGAAGTACTCGGCGAATATCTGGTGACAGACAACCGGAGAGTCTATGGGGGCTTCCTTCGGGAGAAGCACATGGCGAACGTGGAGCTCGATCCGCAGCGGCCACTGCTGTGGTCGCTGGATTTCAACGTCAGCCCGTTCTGTTCGGTGCTGTGTCAACGGTACGACGACGAACTCTATGTGGTGGATGAACTGGTCCTGGAACGGGGAAACAGCGCGGACATGGCCGCACTGATGAACAATCGGTACGGCCAGAAACAACGTGGTCTGCCACCGCTGTCGCTGGTGATCTACGGAGATGCCAGCGGCAATGCAGAGCAGACCAATGGCCCCAGCAACTATAGCCAGATTGTCGCGCTGCTGGGCGAGGGGCACTATGCCCAGATTCAGACACGAGTGGCCAAGAGCAATCCGGCGGTTCTTGACCGGATCCATCTGATGAATAGCCTGATTTCGCCAGCGGAAGGAAAAGCGCGGCTTTGTGTCGACCACAAGTGCCAGTCCCTGATGCTGGATCTGGAACGGCTTCGATTTCAGGAAGACGGTATCCACGTCAACAAGACGGAGGATCCGAAGCGAAGCCACAGCTCCGACGCACTGGGGTACTTGATCTGGGAGGAGTTTTCCCCCAGACAGAAGATCGGTGAGCGGCCACCGAAACTCGAAAGCCCCTTGTGCTTTTAGCAGGGGCGAACACAACTGGAAACAAGCGAAGGAAGGAAGGCTTACTGGGCACATTCAGCCCGGCAGGGCCGGAGTGCGTCCGCATGCCAACGGGCGCCCAGAGGAAGGGAACGACTGATCAAAGGACAACGCGATGGACAAGCATTTCATACTGAGCCCGCATCCCGACCACAATCGGATGGCACCGACCTACCGGATGTACAAGCATCTTTATCTGGGCGGCGACACCTTGCGGCGGTATGCGGGCGAGTATCTGCAACGGCGACTCCGCGAACCCGGAGAGGTATTCGAAGAGCGGCTGGCACGGGTGTTCTATGAGAACTACGTCGGCTCCATCATCGACTGGTATGCCTCCACGTTGTTTCGCCGGGAACCAATCGTCACTTACGAGAGCGGCCGGGATTCGGGCCGGCGGTTCTTTGGAGAGTTTCTGGACGACTGCGACCGGAAGGGAACAGCGTTCGGGGACTTCCTGCGCCAGCAACTGACTTCGGCGCTGATCTACGGACGCAGCTATGCGCTGGTGGACTTCCCGAAGCCGTTGAAGAAGCCGACGAACCAGGCGGAAGAAGACGCTTCCGGGCTGTCCCGTGCTTACCTGGCGCACTTTACGCCGGAACAGCTGGTGAACTGGGCGTACGACGAGGTGGGGCGGTACGAGTGGGTGGTGCTCAAACAGGAGCGGATGGTGGTGAAGAACGACCCCAAGCCGCACTGGATTACCGAAACCCGCTGGCACTACTACAACAAGCGCGAGTACCGGATCTACAGGGCACACGAACAGCAAGAACCACAACTGGTGGATGAAGGGCCCCATGGATTCGCGAGCCTCGACCAGGTGCCCGTGTTCGAACTGCGGGTGACGGACGGGCTGTGGCTGATGAACAAGTCGGCCCTGCTTCAACTGGAGCACTTCAACAAGTCGAACGCGCAGGCGTGGGCCTTGAGTATGGGGCTCTTCGCGATGCCGGTAATCTACTCCGACCGGGAATGGCAACAGGTGGTAGGAGAGAGCTACTACCTGAAGCTTGGAGCGGGAGACAAGTTTGGCTGGACAGAGCCGAACGGCCACGTCTACGAGATCGCGGCCGAGAACCTGAAGCGCCTCAAAGAAGAGATCTACCGCGTGTGCTACCTGCTGAACCAGGCGGGCGGACCGCAGAACTTTGGCCAATCCGGCCTGAGCAAGCAACGGGACTTCACGGTAACCCAGGAAGTCCTGCGTGGTTACGGCGACACGGTGAAGGACTTCTCAAAGCGAGTGCTGCGGGCGATTAATCAAGCCCGCAATGACGGACTTGAGTTGAACATCAGCGGGCTGGATGAATTCGACATCGGCGATTTCAGCAACGAGATCGAAGACGCGCAGAAGCTGATGAACTTCGCTATTCCGTCAGACACGCTGCGGCGGCAGATCTACAAGCGCCTGACGCACAAGTATCTCTGCGACGTGCGGCAGGACATCAAGGACAGCATCTCCAGCGAGATCAATTCGCGGCTGGATGAAGAAAGCAGGCAGAACGAGCATGAGTGATTTCAACGAGCAAAAGAGACCGGAGCAAGGGCAAGTTCCCTCGGACATCCGGAGCATCGTTCAGGAAGCGATCGAAGAGTTCGCGCGCCGCAAACGGGAAGAGTCCGAGCCCGCCCACAAAGCGGAACTGGCCGAAGAACGCCGGCGGCGCGAACAACTCGAGACGCAGGTAAAGGACTTACTGCAGAAGTCAAGGGAGAGCGAGCAGGAAGTTGCCCGCACCCGTATGACCAGCGCAGTGAAGGATGAACTTCAGCGGTTGGGTGTCACCAAGGTGGATCTGGCGTTTCGCGTGATGAAAGACGAGATCCGCCAGAGTCCCGAGGGCCAGTATGTGGCCCGCGGACGAGACGGTGACGTCCCGCTGCCGGAGTTTGTGAAGCGATTCGTGGACGAGAACCCCGAGTTCCTCCCCCCGCGAATCAGTGGCGGTTCGGGTACGTCGGGAGTGGGACAAGATCCTGCCGGCGCACGCTTTGATCTGGACGCCATTAAGCCGGGAATGAGTGCCGACGAACGCCGCGATCTGCAGCGGGCGATCTCGAACCTTGTTTCCCAGACCTACAAGAGCTAGTGAAAAGGAGAAACGACACGAATGCCAACGATTACATCGGCCAATCTCGCGCAGGCGATTGTGAAGCTTGTTGCAGCGGATGCCCTGCCGGCCCTGATGGGGAACCTGGTGATGGGCAATCTCGTAAACCGGGATTTTGAACCCACCCTGGGGAACACCGGTGACACGGTGAACGTTCCCATCCCGCCGGTGATGACGGCGAACAACATTGCGGAGGGCGGTTCCGTCCAGACGCAGAACCCGAATCTGCAGAACGCGCAGATCGTGCTCGACACGCACGTGGAAGCAAGCTTCCAAATTCCCGACATCACGAAAGTTCTGGCGGTTCCCGATCTGCTCTCGCTCTACATGGAGCCGGCGCTGATCGCCATCGCCGAGAAAATCGAGAGCGACCTACTGGGCCTCTATGCGCAGTTCACGGCGAACACGCCGGTGGGCACTGGCGGCGCGGCGATCACCGAAGCTGCCATCGATACCGCCGAAACGCGGCTATTCGAAGCCAAGGTGCCCGCCTCTGCTCCGAAGTGCCTGGTGGTGGACTCCAGCACCTACTCGACGATGCGCCAGATTCCGCGCTTCAGCGAGTACCAGAGTGTGGGCGATGCCGGCCTGAAGGCGATGGTGGAAGGTTCCGTTGGGCGCATCAAGGACTTCTTTGTCTTCCGCAGCCAGTTCGTGAAGAAGACGGGCGTCGCGCCCACCACGATCAACAACATCGCTTTTTCGCGCGATGCGATCGGTTTGGTTGTTCGCCGCCTGCCACGGCCGCTGCCGGGCACAGGCGCCATCGCCGAATACGCCGAGTTCGGCAACTTCGGGGTGCGCGTGCTGATGAGCTACATGCCGGATACGCTGGCACAGCAGTTCACCGTGGACGTGCTCTACGGCAAGGGAATCCTGCGGAACAATTTCGGCGTCCAGGTGCGCAGTTAGCCTGACACTTTTCTGATCCTGCGACGCCGCTGCGTCGTCACCAGAAACCTTATCCGGGTCCAACCGAGTGTTGGACCCTTTTCTCTTTACCATGAACCTTCGAATGTACTACCAGAACGTCAAGCAGAAACGCGCAACGCTGCCCGAGCCCTATGTCTTCGTCACCAGCATGAAGACTACCAACGGCGGCAAAGAGGGGGTAATCACCGAGGTGGACACCACCCTCGCGGCACGGATGATCGTGGACGGCTCCGCACGGGAATCCACGCCGGAGGAGATCGCCGCCCATCTCGCAGAATGCGAGCAACTCCGATCCGCGGCGAAAGAGGATGAGCTGCGAAACCGGCTTCGGGTGACTTTGGTGAACGAGCCGGAGTTCCATACGGAAGTGGCGAAGCCGGAACGAGGGCCGAAACGAGCCTAAGCGAAAGGAGCAAAGGCAATGGCGTTGCTAACTGACCAAGAACTGATCACCACGCGAGACCTGCTCAAGCACGAGAACGACCTGCTCGAAACCGCCGACAGGGAACGAGTAGAGATCGAGACCAAGATCTCGCTTGCCATCGATGAGATCTCAACAGAAACCGAAACGGAACTGGAGAAGGTGTTCAGCAGCGGAGCCGCCGGCAGCGGCGCAGGTATTTCAGTGCGAAACGTGGTTGCGACTCCCGCGCTGCTTCGCTGGCTTAAATCCAGGGCCCTGTCGCTGTTCTACTTCGCCTGCTACGGCAACCAGCTCAATGAGCGCTTCAAGAGGAAGTTCGAGCACTACAGCAAAGCCAGTGAGACAGCAAAGGCGGACTACCTGCAGAGAGGGATCGGGATTTCCGACTCACCTCTGGCAAAGCCTGGCGTGCTGGACAGCGAAGTGGGGAGCGGCACGGTGCCTCCGGGCGCCTACTATTTTGCGGCGACATGGGTGAATTCGAGAGGCCAGGAAAGCGCGCTGGGAACCGCGGGATCCGTGCTGTTGAGCGCGGCTGGCGGCGTGCTGCTGCAGTCCCCAACTGCTCCGCAGAACGCGACGGGCTGGA